TGAACACGGTGAACACGGTGAACACGGTGAACACGGTGAACACCGGGGGCACCGGGATACCTGATCGGGACGAACCGAACGAGTTAGTTGAACCCTCCCCCTGAACGCAACGAAAAACCAAGTAAGAGCGAACGTAAAGGCTTCAGCTGCAAGGGGAAGAAAGATCCTGCCGGCGAGGACGATTTCTCTTGACACCGAAAAGTCACTTGGTATAATGGGTCCGTCGGCTATATCTGCAAGACGCGTCAAGCGTCGCAGCAGTTCATAGTGTGCGACAGCACGCCCTTTAGTCTGTCGTGAGACAGATTGCATACTAGTGACGAGGTGGCCTGCCACCGAGTCGTACGAAGCAGCAGGTTTGCGAAGTGAACCGCGGCTGCCCAAGCGTCAGCGAGACAACCGATGAGGTTGTCCGCTGAGGCGGACAAGATAGGGGAGAATTCTGTTTCGGGGGAGGGGAGTGAAGAAGGCCAAGAGGAAGTGGCCGGTAGAGCCTGGGCTAGACAAGTTTGGGCTGTATGAGAGGGTGGGGTACAGGCCGTATCCTGGGCAGGAGGAGTTCCACCGGAGCAAGGCGCGGTGGCGGCTGTTGTGTGCTGGGGCGAGGTACGGGAAGAGCAAGTGTGGGGCGATGGAAGCGCTCTGGTTCTTGCTGCATCCTGGGGTGCATATCTGGGCGGTTGGCCCGACGTACGAGTTGGCATCGAAAGAGTTCCGGTATGTAGTCGATGCCGTGATGGAGTTGAAGCACCAGGGGTTTCGTATCCCTGTGGTGCGGTTGACAGACAACCTGAACAGTGGGCAGTTGAGGCTCGAGGTTGACTGGAGTCCGGAGGGTGACAAGCGGACGGAGTACATGAGTTGGTTCGTCTGCAAGTCATGGAACGAGCCAACGAGCCTGTTGGGTGAGGAGCTGGACCTGATCTTGCTGAGTGAGGGGAGCCAGTGCCCACGGTTTGTGTGGGAGCGGTACTTGCGTGCGAGGTTGGGTAGCAGGCTGGGGCGTCTGGTGATCCCGACGACACCGAAGGGGTTGGACGACTTCTTGCACCCGCTGTTCTATCAACCGGCGGTGGTAGAGGGGCACAAGGACTATTGGTGCGGGCAATACGGGGTGTGGGACAACCCGGACTTTGACCGGCAAGAGGTGGAGGACGCGCGGCGGACGCTGGACGCTGCGACGTTTGCGGAGCAGTACGGCGGGGAGTTCGTGAGCTTTGTTGGGCGCGTGTATGGGGAGTTCGCGCGCAAGACGCATGTGATTGAGCCGTTCGAGATTCCCCCGGAGTGGCCGCGGTGGCGGACGATTGACTACGGGTATGAGGATCCGTTTTGCTGCCTGTGGGTGGCGAGCGACGGGGACGGGCGGCTGTATGTGTACCGCGAGCATTATGTGAAGCGGCAGTTGCTGAGCTGGCATTGCGACAGGATCAGGGAGCGATCGGCCGGGGAGCATATCGACTACACGGTGATCGACCCGAACGCGAAGCAGAAGCGGCTTGAGAGCGGGATGAGCATCCTAGGGCATATGGCGGAGCTTGGTATCCCGTGCATCCCAGGGAACAATGACATCGACTCCGGGATCTTCCGGGCGATGGAGTGGATGAAGGTTGACCCGCTGAGCGGGAAGCCTGGGGTGTTCGTGTTCTCGAGCTGCGTCAACATGATTGGCGAGCTGGAGAAGTACAGTTGGGCGAAGGCGAACGAGGGGAAGAATCAGGGGCTGAAGCCGCAGGACGCGAACAACCACAGCGCGGACTGTTTCCGGTACCTGGTGATGACGAGGCCGCGACGGTACACGAGTAAGGACGTGATGCCGGCGAATTGCGTCGGAGCGTACAAGCGTCTGCTCAAGAAATACAGAGACGGGCGCAACTCGGACCTGATTGGTGCCGAACAGCGCCCGTCTGTGATTTACATGGACCGGCTGTAGATTCCCGCGATGCCTTGCCCGGCCGCGCCCCGCCTCGCCAGGCCCTGCCGTGAACGCGATTGATGATATCCCGTCGTTTGATTTTGTCAAGATGTAAAGTGATAAATAAAGACGAAATCCCGAATTGCCGCTGACAATAAATGTCACTTTCCACTTGCATTGCTCCGGTGCGAGGGTATATTCGCGGCATGATGACGAACGGGGACCGCGCGATTGCGCGGCGGAAGTGCAAGACGTGCGAGCGGACGTTTACGGTCGTGTCGGCGCCGGACGGTGCGTGGGTCTGTCCGTCGTGCGCGAAGTCGTACCGATGGCTTGACGGCGTGGTCAACGTTGGTCTTGACGAGTACTTCGCTTCCCTGTCGGTTCCGAATGAGAAGGAAGGGCTGTAATGCCGGACCTTACGGACAAGGAAAAGAAACTGTGGAACCGATGGCGCGACCGGGTGAAGGTCGCGAAGAACTACCACGAAACGCACTTCCTCCCGCGGATTGAAGAAATTGAGGAGATGGACCGCGGCAAACAATGGATGCGTGACCGCACGTCACACGACGGCATGGACCAAATCACGGTCAATCTCGTCTGGGCAAACAAGCGGGCCATTGTCCCGCAGTTGTTCTTCCAGCGCCCGGAGGTCACGCTCGAGCCGCTGACCGACCGGCTTGAGGACATCGACCCAAGCACCGGGGAACCGCGCCTTCACGACGTCGTGCGTTCTGCCGATGTCGCCAAGCCGGTGATCGAGCAGAAGCTTGACCAGATCGGCTGGAAGTCGCAGATGCAGCGGTGCGTGCGCGACGGCTACCTGTTCGGGTACGGCGTCGCCAAGCACGGGTGGGGATCGCAGTACGGCAAGGTCGGCGAGAAGGCGCTGGACAAGGACGACGCCGAGAACGCGGCGCAACGCACGCCTGTTACCGGGTGTTCTTCCGACGTCCACGCAAACCAGCCGTGGTGCCTGCGCGTGCATCCGCGCGATATCTTCCTGCCGCCGTGGGCGCGCTCGTATGACGAACTCGAATACATTGTGATGCGCGTGTACCGGCGTACCGAGGACGTCAAGAGCGATAGCCGGTACAAGAACACGGAGAATCTCCAGGGCACGCGGGATGTCATGGACCGATACCGTTCGAAGAACGACGTGGATGCGTCGCGCAACGAGGACTTCGTTGAGTTGCACGAAGTCTGCTACCGCACGTCGGCCCAGAAAGATGACCCGATGGACAAGGGCTATCGGCCTGGGACCACGTTGTTCAAGCGGATCACGCTGGCCGAGGGGCACGAAGGCCCGCTGTCGCACGAGATCGACGAGGATGCCATGCTGTTCGGCGGGTATCCGTACGAGTTCTTGGTCTACTCCGAGGACAGCGACCGCGTGTATCCGATGTCCGATATCATGCAAGCCATTGGTCAGCAGAAGGAAATCAACAAGCTCCGGTCGCACAATCTGGAAATGGTGAAGCGGCAGAATCCGCCGATTCTATACGGCCAAGCGGCATTTGCCGATCCCGAGCAGGAACAGCAGTTCTTGAGCGGGGCGCCCATGCGCGCGGTCAAGGTCAATTCCGTGCAGGACTTCAGCGTTCCTCAGATGCCGGCGATCACGGCCGACAATTACCGGCTCCAGGAACGCATGATGCAGGACTTCCGCATCGTGACCGGAGTCGGCGCGAATCAGCAAGGCGCAGCGGACGCGGACAGCGCGACGGAAGCAAGCATCATCCAGTCCAGCCTGAACGTACGCACCAACGACATGCTGGACAAGACGCGCGAGTTCGCCGTCAAGTGCATCGAGAAGATTTTCATCCTCATCTCCGAGCGCACGGAGGAGGAGGAGATTGTCCGGATCGAGGGCAACAAGGGCGTCGAGTGGCGCAAGTGGACTGGCCGTGACGTGCGCGGGCCGTACCGATTCAAGATCGACCTGACGTCGATGCAGCCTCCGAACTCGAACGTTCGCAAGAAGATGGCCTTCGACTTCCTGAACCTGGCAAGCACGATGCCCCAGTACTTCAACATGCCGGAACTGATTACCCAGGTTGCGCGCACCTATGAGGACGTGTTCCCGAACGTGGACGCGATCCTGAAGGAGAGCGAGGAACCGCGGCAGCAGGACGAGCTTCTCGACATGCTGAACGGTGCCGAGGTGCAGATTGCGCCTGACCAGAACCACGGCGAACATCTCCAGGTGCTGACCATGTTCATGCAATCGCCGTTCTTCCAGATCCTGTCCCAGACCGTGCCGGAAGCCGCGCAGCTCGTGGCGAACCACGCGGCCATGCACCAGCAGATGATGCAGCAGATGAACGCTCCGGGCGTGAAGAAGGGCGCCGGGAACTCGCCGTCTCAGGGGGCCGGCGCAATCCCGGCGATGATGGCGACGAACACTCCGACCGAGGGCAGCATCATGGCGGGAGCGAACGGGGGCCGTCCGTTGCAGGGGGGGGTTGAGTAGTGCCAACCTACCATTGGGACTGCGTGACCTGCGGCCGCGGCATCGAGGCGTCGCGCCTGATGGCTGCTCGTGACGAGCCGATGACGTGTGCGTGTGGCGCGATGATGGCACGGTCAATGGTCTACGCCTTTCGCACGGCGACTAACGAGGCGAGCCAGTGGCCGTACGATTCGGATGCGTTGCTCCCAAGCGGGAAACGGTATGAGGACCTGAAGGCCCGCGGGTGCATCGTGTCAGACGGTCATGGCGGCGAGCGTGTCCGGGTCGAGGACGCGAAGATGTACAAGACGCTATGCAAAGAGCAGGGCGTTAAGCCGCTGGACGAGAATGAGAAGATCACGCGGTCGCAGCACCGACCGTACAAGAAGGCCCGCAAGGAGCGGATGGAGAAGCGCACGGCTCGGGCTGTCGAAGGCGCGCGGAAAGCCCTTGAGAAGAAGGGGATCAAGGTGTGAGTTTCGACGGTGCGATTGACGCTCTGTGCGGTGGGGTGACAATCCTCTGGGGATGCCTTCTCATGTACCACTGTTGGGCTTCGCGCCGGCGCTTCGACTGGCGACAGGACACCAACGACGAGGGGGGCGAATAGGTGGTTGACCAATTCACGCGCATCGCGCAGGTGCAGGCGACCAAGACGGCTCCCCCGGTGCCGCTAAACGTGATGGTCGAACTCAGCGCGCGATGTCCGCAGTTGTGCCCGATGTGTCCGCTCCAAGGGAGCGACGAACGGATGGCCCGCGCGGAAGGGTTCATGTCGGCGTCCCTATTCCGCGGGATCATTGACCAGTTCCGGGACACCCCGCCGGACGTCCTCCGGCTCCACTACTCCGGCGAGAGCACGGCGCATCCGGAATTTGCCGCGCTCGCTCTGTACGCGCGGGAGGCCCTCCCGCGAACGTGGCTCCAGATGAACACTGGCGGCCTGCTCTGGACAACCAAGGAACGCCGTCAATCGTGGCTTCGCGCTGGCATCGACAAGCTGACGTTCTCCGTGGAGCCCAACAGGTTCTTGCAGGACGGCGTTGACCGCGAAGGGAAGCCGTTCGACCGCACCAAGGTTGGGCGCGGCGAGGTCGACGTGGCGGCCAGACAGAACTTCGTGATTCACCCGTACCGCGCCGGCGCGCTTTGGGATGTCGTCGTGCCTCAGGTCGTGGCGGCGGCGCGTGAATTGGCGGAGTTGAAGCGTTCGACGAAGATGGAGGATAAATGGTCGAAGCGCACGCAATTGAGCATCCAGCACTTGATTACCATCGAACAGCCGGTCATCAACACGCAGGCCGGCCCGACGACTTGGGAAATCGAGTTCTCGCGCGCTTTCTGGGCACAATTTGGTGTCGAGACACAATCGGTCCCCGTCGCGTCAATCGCAGGCCAGGTGAACAACGAGAGCATGAGGAATCCGAATTGCAAGCGGACTCCGATGGGGAAGTGCCGTGAGGTGTACACGAATTTCGTCATCTCGTGGGACGGCAAGGTGGCGCCATGTTGCACGGACCATGCGTTCCGGCTGCTCCCAGGGATCAACCTGAACGACATGAGCATCGTGGACGCATGGCGGCATCCTGACATCGCCGGACTTCGCGACCTGCACCGGGTTGACGGAGATATCCCGGAGCAATGCGTTACCTGCCTTCGGAGTCTATAGCGTGTCGTTCCTGATCGCTGAATGTGGCGTTAACTGGGACGGCGTTGCGGACGCCAAGGAGTATGTCCGCCTCGCCGCTGACGCCGGATTCACTCATGCTAAGTTCCAGTTGTACGACCGGGACGTGATTGACCGCGTTAAGGACCCCCGGTTGCAAGAGGAACTGGAACGGCGGCGAATCACGAAGCCGATTGCGAAGGCGCTCGTGGATGCGGGGTACGCAAACAGGATTCTGGTGTTCTTCACGGTCATGTATCCGAAGGCAATGGAGATCGTGGACGACAACCGCCTTCGGTGGATCAAGATTCGTCATGCCGACTTCGCCAACCATAGAAACATCGCGATTTTCCAGGAAATCGGCGCGTACGACTTCCGCGGCACCATCTTCTACAGCACGTCAAATGCTGCGGATCGGCAGGGGATCGGGAGAATCCCGCTGTTCTGCGTGCCGAAGTATCCCGCGGCGCCGGAGGAATACGACGCCGTGTGGGACGCCGGCGACATCGCGGGCCGGATCGGGTTCTCTCTGCACGCACCTGACCAGGACCTTTTCCAGCGGGCGATCGCCAGTGGCGCAATGGCTGTGGAAGCACACGTCAAGCGGGATGGTCAGGACGGCGCGATTGATGATGCCGTGTCGATCACGTTCTCGGAAGCGAGGGAATGGATTCGTGAGGTACGAAATGCCGACGCCTCTATGGTGGGACAACTTGCGGGCAAACAAGGGGGTAAACGGGGGGTTCGCCAAAACAGTCGCGGACCTGCAAACGCGGCTGAGCAAAAGCGACGGGGAGCAGGGAAGTAGTGTCCCATTCCCGAAGGCGCTGGTGGTCGCCGCTGGCCCGAGCCTTGAAAAGCAGGTGAGGCAGCTTCAGTGCCTGACGGCTGCGACAGACGTACTTATGATCGCCGTGGAAGCGGCCGTGCCGTTCCTGTACGACAACGCGATTGTACCGAACATCGTAATTACCGCGGAGGAGCAGGCTAATTCCGCGCTCATCTTCAAGCAGTACAAGGGGTGGTTCCCCATGACCGCTCTGTGCGCGTCAACAACCGCGGCGCCTCTTGGCGTCCACATGTGCCGCGAGCTTGGCGCTGAGGTGTTCTGGTACAACAACGCGCACCCGTCTCTGGTCGCGGGTCCGCGGTTCGCCTCGGGTCTGTTGCCGGCGAACGTCCCTTCCATTACGCCGCTCGCCGGAAGCATCACGTTCCACGCTGTGTCACTGGCGTTCCGGCTAGGTGCGTCCGAGGTCGGCTTGGTCGGCTGCGACTTCGGCGTTGAGGATGGCGGCAAGACACACGCCGGGGAATACACAGTGGACGGCATTCCCGCGTCGAGCATGAATGAAGCCTTCGACTGGCACGCCAGAGAACTGAAGGCGAACCGGGCCGCGCAGAAGAAGATCGTGAACTGCACGCCGGGCGGCCGACTCGAAGTGTTCCCGCGTGCCGATCTGAACGATTGGGGTAATATCCATGACAGGATCAAAAGCCGCGCCACTTCCGTTGCGTAAGTGCTAACGCCTGTTTGCGCCTGACGGCATCGGTTCCCTAGTTTTGCTGACAGTCCGATCCGGTGGGGGTGTCCCTACGGCGGGCTGTTTCGCTTCACTGGGGGAATATCATGCCGGAAAACGAGGCTGCCGGATCTGACCAGGAACTCGCCACGTCGTCTGCCTCAACGGTGGACCAACAGGGCGAAGGGTCGGCCGGTGCGGGTCAAGCCGTGGATTCCTACGAGGATCTGCGAGCAGACCCCCGCGTGCAAAAGTACGTCTCTGACCTGCACTCCAAGGCGGTCCAGCATATCCCGAAGGAATTCCGGGAGCGGGATCAGTTCGGGCGGCTCCTGCAATCTCATCGGCAGTGGGAGCAGCTCCAGAAAGATCCTGGCTATCAGGCATTCCAAGCGGGGCGCCAGAACTCGCAAGGCGGGCAGCAGGCCCAGAAGTCGCCTTTCCACGCGAAGATTCTTGAGGCGCTCGAATCGGACTTCGGGCCGATGGACGGGCAGCGCAAGAAGTTCCTCGGCCGCATGATCGACGGGATTGCGGACGCGCTCGAAAGCCGCGTCGCTGAGACTCATGTAAAACCGATCGCGGACCATCTGGGGCAGCAGAGCATCGCGGCCGAGCTGGATCAGGTGAAGAAGATGGATCGGTACAGCGACGTGCGGGACGACATGCGCGAGATCCTCGAAAAGCACGACTACCGAATCTCGTTCGATACCGCCTACAAACTCGCCATGTACAACCTGACCGACAAAGAGCGTAAGGCGCTCAAAGCCGGTGCCGGTTCTGAAGGTGGGGAAGGCGATCCGGGCGAGAAGCCGGTGAAGCGTCCTACGAGTGGTGAGCGTCCCACTGGCAGCGGTGCTGGCGACCTGAAGGCCGGGAACATCAAGAGCGCGAAGGCCGCTCAGGATGCCGCCATGCGTGCGCTGCGAGCCAAGGGGATTTTGTAAGAGGGGACAGTCATGGTTGCACCGACTTCGACCAGTCGTGACAACGACACGATCATTGCCACGACTTGGGATTACCGGGTCAAGGAATTCGCTGACAACATCTTCATCGAGTACCCGCTGTTTGACGCGCTGGTGAAAAACAAAAAGAGCGGGAGCGGGAACCGCGTCGAGGTGCCGATTGAGTACGAAAAGTCCGCAACCGGCAAGTTCCTGTCCAGCGATCTGGAGACGCTAACCCCGGCCCAGAGCGATCCGGGTTCGCTCGCCTTCTACGACTGGGTCGAACACGTCGACTCGCTGGCGATCTCCGAGGTGACGCGCCGCAAGAATTCTGGCGCGCAGAAGTTCTTCGACATCGTGAACTTCCTCATCACCAACAAGCTGAATTCCGAGCGGGACGCGATTGCCAAGGCGTGGTGGGCTTCGTCCCCCACGGCCACCGAGTCGCTGTCTATCCCGTCCATCATCACTACCACCAACACGACCGGCAGTGTCGGCGGCATCAGTCGCGCCACCAACTCCTTCTGGCGGCAGCAGGTCAATTCGGCCGTCGGGTCGTTTGCCATTAACGGCCGGTCGCTCATCACCAAGACCTACAACGATTGCAGCAAGGGCCAGAACTCGAAGGCCCCCAAGCTGATTCTGACCGACCAGACCGGCTTCGAGAATGCCGAGATGCACTTGGCGGCCCGCGAACGTTTGGTCCTCGAAGCTACCGGCCGGTCGAACCAGGAGATCGGCTACGACGGGATCAAGTTCAAGAACGCGGTGATCTACTGGGACGATTACTGCTCGTCCACCAACGGCGGCCCGTCGTCGTCCACGGATGGCCGGTGGTACTTCCTCAATCCCGAATTCCTTCACCTGTACGTCTGTGACGGCGCGTGGATGGACAAGGGGCAGATGATCGAGCCGTGGGATCAGTTCGGCAAGGGATGCAAGATCTTCTCCATGTATCAGCTCTGCGTCTCTGCCATGCGTCACCTGGGCGTGATGTCCGGTGTGACCTACCCGTAGTTCGATTGTGGTTCCAGTCCATTGACAGCGTATAGGAGTGCTGACCATGGGTCGCCTCAACATGAGCGAACTGCTCAAGTACACGACCGCACAGAAAGACGAACTCGGCGCGAAGGCGCAGGGCGTCAGCGGACGTGTGTTCCGGTATGTGTTCTCCAAGATCAAGACCACCAAAGGGCAGCCGGTGTCCATCGTGTCGACCGCCACCACCAAAGCTCAGAACTACGGTTTCCGGGTGGCGAATTCCGCGACGGCTGCGAACTCGACTCGTCCCGCCGGCATCGCAATCGCCAAGATCAGCGCGTCGTGCTACGGCTACGTCCAGTGTTCCGGGCCGCTTGGCGACATTGGCGACGGCCTCGGCACCGTGTACGCGCTGACCGACGGTGGCATTGCCGCTGGCGACCTGTGCGTCAAGGACCAGGCGACGGACGGGATGCTTGACACGGCTGCGGCTTCCGCTGCCGGCACTCAGATTAGCTGGGTGTTCGTCAAGGCGCTGGCAGCTGACTCCGGATCGTATCTGGTCAGCGGGCATGTGCAGGACGTGATCGGATAACCACAACCACCTAGGGATCGAATGGAAAGGGCAAATCATGGGCGTCCAACGTCTCATGTTCTTCCCGTACCAAACGGTTCCCGAGACTGCCGAACAGTTCGCGAAAGGCAGCCTGTCTGAGACGACTTCCTACAAGAAGTTCCCTCTTGGGCAGGTGTGCTTTGCCTACCACGACACGTTCGGCGCTTGGGGGCGGTTCCGGTACGTCAAGTACAAGATCGCTGCTCGGCAGGGCGCGGCTGTGGCGTACTCCGCCGCGGGTCACGTCACGTCTGCCGCATCGGTGGCCAACTCCGCGCTGCGGGCAGGCGTCGCCTGCGGTGCTTCCACGGCTGCGTCGCAGTTCGGGTGGGTCCAGGTCGAAGGCCCGAACTTCTTCAAGGTCGAAACCGACAAGGGCGTGGCGGCCGGGGACCAGTGCATCAAGGACCAGGCGACGGCGCAAATCATCGACACCGTGGCGCTGTCGGCTGTCGGAACGCAAATCGGGTGGATCGGCTTCCGCGCGTTGGCGGCCGACTCCGGCAGCCATATGGCACCGGGCAAGCTCCTGATTCATCTGCCGTAGGAGATCGTATGGAATCCCAGAATCTGATTGACCTGTCTGCGTGCGGTGGCAATCTCGCCCTGCTGGACGAGGAAGCCTCCAAGTACATCAAGATCATGATGCCGGTCGGGACGAGTCCGGAAGCCTTTGAACTGGAGCGAGTGGGGATCGATCTGTATGCTATCCCTACCCTGCTGCGTTTGTGGGCTGGCGTGATCGAGTCGCGGCTGACGCAGGGTGGTCAAGTGGAAGAAGGGGCTGATGGCGACGCATAGGTTCGTGCCGGGGGATACGGGCGCAAGTGTCCGCGTCCCCCGGTTTGCCAAGGTCCTGCTACCCGGTGGGTTGCAGGTAATCGCTGCCGGGCCAACGGTGGACGGCCGGCAATACATCGTCCCCCGGTGGTCGATGCTGGCCGCGGCGACGACCACGCTGGCGAGCGAGGGGCGCCCTCAGCATATCAAGGACCAGATCGTAGCGCAGGCAGAGACGCACAAGGAGCGGGCAACTGCTGGCGTGGCGGAGTGGTTCGGGGCGTGCAAGGGGGAGACGTTCCTTGTCGTCGGCAGCGGTCCCAGCCTGTGCCGCAATGGGCACCTGATCGAGCGGAGGCCTGGGCAGAAGATCATCGCGATCAACGCGGGGCTGAAGTTCCTTCTGAAGATCGGTGTGAAGCCTGACTTTTGGTTTGTCCTCGACTGGAAGGGCGACGGCCGGTGGCTGGATGGCGTTGGCGACCTGTCAGGAATCAGCCTGATTACGTCGTTTACAACTCCGCCAGAGTTGCTGGACAGGTTCGAGAACCACTATCACTTCGTCGGGTACACGAAAAGCATCGGGCATGTCGAAGGATTGAATGAAACTTTCGCCCATATGGGGGCGCTTGATGCCGGACTGACGGCGACGTATTCGGCGATGCACTTCGCTTACAGGACGGGGGCGCGCAGGATTGTTCTGGTGGGGCAGGACTTCGCGTTCACCTTCGGCATGTATCATTGGGACGAGGCAATCCCCGTCTCCGTGATGCGTGACCGAAAACTTTTCCCGGCGGAGGACATCCGCGGGGATGTCACGTTTACCGACGATCACCTTCTCCGCAATATGCGGCTGATCAAGGCTGCGGCGATGTGGTGCAAGGAAGATGGCGTAGATGTTGTGAACGCTACCGAAGGTGGCGTTCTGGACTGGAACCCGAAGCCGCTGGCGACTGTGTACGAGGACGACGGCAATGAGTCTATTCAGCGAAACGCCGATCTACAAGATCATGTCCGGGTCGGGAGCGGCGCTGGTCACTGTCCATAGCGGCCCGGCGGTTATCATGTCGATTACCGCGACCGGCGGCAGCACTGCCGCGCTGGTGAAGGTGTGCACGAACAGCGGCGCCGCGAACGTGCTGCATGCGTTCGGCGTCGCTGCCGCGACTGTCGCGCGCAAGGGCAATCCGGTATTTCTGCACTTTGGCGACACGAACGGCATCATCGCCCCGAAGAAATTGTATGTCTCGCGCACGGGCGGGAAGAAGTCGGTTATCACGTTCCGATTCATCAAGCGCCACCGTTCCACCACGCTGTAGGTGATGGATGAATGAGATTCAAGGAACTGCAAGACGCGGTGTTGCGGCAGGTGCGGGACGCCTCGGGGCATATGCGGGCGTCTGTCAAGGAGTGGATCAATTGGACGATCCTCGACCTTGCGGCGAAAGCCGATTGGCCGTGGTGGAGCCGCGAAGCCGACTTCGTTACCGACTCGTTTTATGCGACCGGGCGGGCGAGCGCGAAGGCCGATCAGTTTGCCGTGTCTGCCAGCGGTACATCATGGGGCAAGTACGTTGCCGACAGCAAGATTTCGTTCTCTGCGACGGCACCATCGTATGCCATGGACTGGTATCGGGTGGCGAGTCGGCAGAGCGCGACACGAGTTAACCTTGAGGGGCGCTATCGCGGGTCGAGTATCACGCGCAAGACCTACGTCATGTGGCGCGATGAATACCGGCTGCGGTTCGACGTCGACCGGATCAAGCAGATCCGTTCACTGAATGACCCGCGCAAGCTGGTGGTGTTCTGGCCTCGCGAGCTGTACGACTATGACCCTAACCCGGCGCGCACGGGGGCACCGGAGATCTACCGCACTATCGGCACGGCGAAACGTCCATACTACGACACCGGGAGCGCGTCGTTCACGGCGAACTCGCGGACCATCGGTGGGTCGGCGGTCGTGTTCGATTCGACCATGATCGGCCGGAGCATCCGGAACGTTGGTGACTCCAGAACGTACGAAATCAACTCGTCACCGTCGGCGTCGTCCGTCAAGGTGACGACGGCTTATGCCGGGTCGAGCGTCGGCAAGTGCAAGTTCCGGGTGGACGAGGGCGTCCCCATGATCCAGATGTACCCGATCCCCGACACAAAGCAGCGATTCGTGTACGAGTACCAAAAGATTCCAACGCTGCTGTATGAGGACAACGACCAGCCGGACATTCCGGAGCGGCATCAGGAGGTAATTATCTGGGGGGCGATTTACCGGGCACACCTTCAGGGTGCCACGGTCGAATCTACCGTCATGCAACTTGCCATGCAGAATTACATGCAGTTCATCGAACGGAACAAGTCGAGCAACAAGCAGGAACACGACCGGATCAATCGCATGGGCGCTTGGGACAGAGGACCTTCCCGGCCACAGGGCGGGCGCTTCCCCGGCAACTACGGGTACCCCACCTACTAGGCGTGCTTCGTGAGCGTAGGCGGCCCGATCAACGACCTGATCTTGCAGGCGTTCGCAGGACTCAAGACCGCGACGGCAGCCGAGGTGCGTCCCGGCGGTATGCGCCCAAACGAGGCACGATTGCTCCAGAACATCGAGACAGCAGAGGACGACCTGAAGGTCATCAAGGGCCAGAAACGCGTCAGGGCGGCCAAGGTGGACGGCGCTAGGCCTATTCTGGGGCTGTGGCGCACCTACAAAGGGTCTACCGGCGCGCGCAAGACGCTTGTTCACACGCGCAATAAAATCTGGACGTTAAGCGGGTCCGCTACTGCGGACATCTCCGGGGCTACGCTGACGCTAACGAGTGGGTATCCCCATACCACCGTGTCGTATCAGGACGTGGTCTATGGCGGGAACGGAGTCAATTCGTTCTGGTCGTGGGCGTTCACGGGGGACATCGCTGGGGCGGTTGGCCCGAGCGAGAAATACGCCTTCGTGTTTGCGTTTGAAGAGAAGCTGGTACACGCTCGCGGGGCCACGAACAAGGACAAGGTGACGTGGAGTGACGAGGGGCTGCCGACCACCTACGACGCGGTCAACTTCTTCTTCTATCCGCCGGACAGGTCCGATGAGCTGACGATGTGTTACCCGCTGAATGGGGAGGTCATTTGTGCCACGCCATTGCGGATCGGAAAGACTGTCGGGGGTCTACCGCCGCGGGCCGTCATTGACTTGGACGCCGGACGGGGTTGCGTATCCCACTATAGCGCGGCTTATCTCGCAGGATGGCTGTACTTCGTGGGCGCGGGTGGAATGGTCCTCAGAACTGACGGATCGACCGTGCAGGAGGTGAGCGCGGCCCTTGACACGAGCGACATCGACTGCTCCAACGCGAAGATGCTGCGCGGTGCGGCGCGAGATGGGCGTTACTACGTTCTCCAGTACCGCAGCAAGGCGACCGGGAGCGGATTCCCTAACCGGATGCTGGTCTATGACGAAATGAAGGATCGCTGGTATGGCCCGCACACCATCATGCGGTCAAGCACGATGGTGGAGTGGCGCGCACCGGGGGATGACGGCCGGTTGCTCGGGGGGTCCCCAAGCGGGTATGCTGCGGTGATGTGGAGCGGGTCGAGTAACGCCGGCACGAAGATCACCGGAGTGTACGAAGGCCCGGTGTTCACGGGTGCCGATCCGCTCTACCGAATCGGGTTCGACGAGTTCGGGATCGAGGCGGCGAAGATGACGAGCGGGACGGCGACGCTTGGCATGTACGTTGACCGGGCTGCGGCGGTGTCCACAATCGCGTCGGTTAACCTGCGGGCGAGCGGCGCTATCGAGGGCGATCGGGACGCCACGACGGTAACGAGGACGCAGATTATCGCTCCGAAGAAGGTCAAATTCAACCAGTCGTGCTTCCGCTACCAGCCGAGAATCTCCATCGCTCAGAAGTCCGGGTCGCAGGGGCGCGTGATGATGTTCTGGATCAAGTCGCGGCAGTTGAAGGGGATCTAGTCATGGCTGGATACGGGCAGTTTACGACTGGCATTGTTCCGCTTCCCGGCACGCCGGCGTACGAGCAGGCGTTGAGGAACTTCCTGAATGCCCAGAACCCGAACGATGCGACGGCACAGGCGCAGCAAGAGGCGCTCGGGGCGTTCAACACGCTCCGCAGCAACACCGGGGTTGACTACGGGATTGCTCAACCAACCATTGATCGGATGCTGGCTGGTGGCGGTGGTGCTGTCGGTTCGTCGTCGTCGTCCAGCACTCCGGGCGCCGGGGCCGGGCTGCTTGAGGAAATCCTTGGGCTGATCCGCGGGACTGGTGAGAAGCAATTCAATGCCTCCCGCGACCGGCTCAACGAGGATTACGGAACCGCCCGTCAGCAGAAGGTGGCAGACCTGGCGCGACGGGGGTTGTTCCGGGCTGGCGTGGGCGAAAAGGAAATGCAGCAGGAGATCGACCGTCCGTACACGCGCGGGCTGAGCGACCTTGAGGCAAACATGGCTGACGCAAATACCGATCTTGGGTTGCGGAAGGCGGCGATCCTCGGGGACATCGAGGCCCAGGCAAGACGCGCGGCCGCGGAGAAGGCGTCTAGCATGTACGCTCAAGGCTCGGCCACTGGCAGCGGTGGATACAACCCGTTCTCGCGGGACGGCGAAGGGTCGCAGAGACTCGGCGGGAGCGAAGGCGAGGGCGGGATCTTCGGCGCGACGTTCACGAATCAGCGGCGCCTTGCCGCGGGCGGTGGTGGTGGCGGCGGTTCTTCGGGCGGGAAGTCTGGTGGCACGTCTGGCGGGACGTCTGGCGGTGCTGCCGGTGGCGGCGGCCAGTCCTACAGCGATTTCATGGCAGGTGGAGGTGCGCAGATGGGTGGCACGGCTGTCCCGAATGAACCCATGCCGCCTCCGATGGAAGGCGGCGGCGAGTTCGATGCCCCGGATTACGGACCGTATGGGGCCGGGTATCCGAGCGTGTTCAATGGACAGGCGCAGCAGCAGCCGACCTACGGCGGCGGCCAAATGAATCTCGGGGCGTCCGGGATGTACGGTGCGCCGAGGGTGGCGATGGACTCGAGGTTGGCGAACAAGGCGACGGCGTCGTTCGGTGGTGGCGGGACCAGTTACTCGGGGCTTAGGTAATGTCGCTAGACCAGTTCGGTAACTACAACGGTCCGGGCCAGCGGTTCGGCGTCGGCGTCCAGACCAAGCGCGGGGCGATCGGGTTCAACCTGACGTCCGCCGAGGCATCGCGCGCACGTCGGAAGGCTCTGGCCGAGTCTGTCGGCGTCGGTGACGTCCAGGGCGTGGAGAACTACGCGGAGCCGCAGATTCTCGGCATGGGCAACCAGCGTCGCGCGCAAGAGTACGAGGAGCAGCAGCAACAGAATGTGATGCAACAGCGGGAGGCTCAGGCACGGCAGAGGGCGATTGAGGAGGAACAGGCGCGGGCGAAGAAGATGGAGTATCTCAAGGGGCTGTCCGGGGGGAATCCGCCACGAGGCATGACCCCGGTCGAATGGGAATCCGTCGTCGCCAACAACCCGGACATGGCCGAGAAGGTCATTATGGGCGAGCGCACGAACGCCCTGAACGAGGAACAGATGGCGATCCGGCAGCGGGCGAAGTTCGCCCGCTCGAAGGAGCTTGGGGAATCCGTTGTCGGCGTCATGGGGATTCAGGACCCGCAGTTGAAGGCGGAAGCGATGGCTCTGGCGCAACAGGAGGGGATGACCCCGGAGGTCCTTCGCGCGACGGTCGGCGGTCGGCTCAAGGAATATCAGCGGGCCAAGGACATGGAGATTCGGGCTCGGAAGGAACAGGAATCTGAGGCGCTCCGCCTAAGGAATGATGAGGAGCGAATGGCTGCGGACGCGGTCAAGATGGCGTCCGAGGAATATCGCGAAGATTTGCGCGAGTGGTCCGAGCGGCTGTCGGCTCTGGAAAGCCAGAAGGCCAAGGCGTTGCTCGACACGCAGAAGGCCGAGATTGGCATCCAGATTGCCGATCTGATGAAGAACCGACCAACGCGCGACAAGGTGCGGGCAGCGTATGATCGGATGCACGAGATCATCCGAAGCAGCAGGAAGCCGCCGCTTGTGAGTGGTAAGAACGTGTCCCCGGAACAGGCGCAGGCTGTCCCTGTGAGGCCGTCAGACTTCTACAACGACGTTCCCGAATCCGATAACCCGACTTACCGGACAGTTCCGTTCCCCGGTGGCGGCCCCATGTTCGTGGCTGGCGAGCCTTCGCATCGAGGGTACAAAACAGCGGCGGCATCGCTGACCGACCAGGGGGTTGGTGTGCTGCGCAAGACGGCTGAGGTACTCAAGAAGAACGCCCCTGACGCGTACAACCGGCTGGCGAAGATCATTCGTGGGCCGCACACGCAAGAGCAGCTTGCGGTAGCCATTGACGAAGCCAACAAGATCGCGCTCCAATTCCAGGAGGGCGAGTAGTGGCTATTGACCCGCTGTTCGGAGACTATGACGCACAAGACCTTGACCCGTCGTACCGGCGCAACCGGGCAATCGAGGCTGAGCTTGAGGACATCTTCCGCGACGCGGAAGAACCTGAGGATGATGGATTCCTTGCGTCCGACGATCCGCGCCGGAGGAAGTCCAAGGGCTTCCGTCAGGACTACCTGATTCCGGGGGCGAAGGCTGTCTGGAATCTCGCCGTCAACGCAGTGTCACTTCCGGCGCAAACGCTGGCGAGCGTGCTTCAGGGGGCGCGCGACAAGGGCGTCAAGGGCGCGGATCGAGGTCTGGTCGATCCGACTGCCGAGTTGTTCGGGTCGCTTGGGCAGGAAGTCACTCCCGAGGGGCAGGAGGACCTGACCAGTCTCGGAGCGAAGGGCTTCAAGGAAACGTTCGGGCCGATGATCGACTACGCGGCCGAGGGGATGGGGCGCAAGCGCGACCTTGTGCGCGAGGCTGCGCTTGAGGAAGCCACGGGCAAGAAGGCGAACACGTTCGGGGAGGACATCGCGGAGGGCATCGGCACCGTCACTGGCACGATGGCCGATCCACTGGCATTTCTGGACGCGGCCGAACTGCCTGCCGTGCGCGCGGCGAAGGCTGCCGAAGAAGCGACGCGCAACGCGGCGAAGGCCGTCCGCGCATACGAGGCTGTGGCGCAGTCCGGGGCGAGGGTGACGCCGCGGATGAAGGCCGCGGCGATGGCCGCTTACGAGGCTGTGGCGAAGTACTCGCCGGGCGAAGCCGCTGGCGTGCTGAAGCAGTTGAAGGACGCCGACACGCTATCGCGCGCACGGACGGGTGGCGTCGGCAGCGACACCTTCGGCGCGGTTGATGACGTTTACTACCGGGAGCAATCCGTTACCCACGCCGACGAGATCGCACGCACGCAGGCGTCGTCATCGAAGGCCCGCGAAGCGGTCGAAGCCAAGGACGCATTGCGAGCAAAGCAGGCGCGGGCAGACGCCGCGCGGATCGCTGACGAGGTGGAAACCAAGGACGCATTGCGAGCAGAGCAGGCGCAAGCAGACGCCGCGCGGATCGCTGACGAGGTGGAAACCAAGGACGTCGTCGAAGGGGCGGGGAGGGAATCGGCGCGGGCGGAGCAGGCGCGGGTTGACGCCGCACGGATTGCTGACGACTCGGAAGCCAAGAGCGTCGTCGAGGTGGTCGGGAGCGACGCGGCTCGGGCAGAACAGGCGCGGGCAGACTCCCTGATGGATGACTTGTTCGCGCAGGACGACATCCCCGCGGCCGAGTTGTCGGCGAAGCAGGATGAGATCGACCAGGCAGCGGCGCTTGCCGACGATCAGGCTGAGGCTGCCGCACGGCAGGCTGCGGAGGACGAAGCGCGAGCGCGCAAGCTCATGTCTCCGGCGCAGCGGGCGATGTCGAAGGGTGGACGCGAGCGTGCATCCCAGCGGGCTGCCGCGCAGGAGGAAGCCCGCCGGATCGCGCAGGCGTCCGTCTGGGATGACCTGCTTGGGCCAGAGCCTGAGGCACGGCCTACTCCGGAGATGGACATCGACGTTCTTCCGGCTGAACCGGAACGCGTGACGCATGTCCCACCGTCCGGGACGATCAACCCTCCGGCCAAACCGCCGGTGCCGAAGGCTGTCAGGAAGGACGCGGACAAGATCCTCGCCGAGATGATCGGTGGTGAGAAGCCGACCAGCGCTGGCGCAATCGACCTACCGGCCGACTCCAGGTATCAAGCCAACGTGCGGGCGGGGGATTTGGCCGAAGGCGAAATGTTCCGCGCGTTCGGCGAGCAGTATGAGGTGGTGGGCAATCTCGAAGGGCAACGCGTTGTCAAGGGGCCGGGCGGCGAGATGACGCTTGCTCCTGATTCCGTGGTCCCGATTGACGAGGGGACGCGCGTATCGGCGGCCGAAGTCGCGGAGAACACGGCGCGGGAAAAGGCTGCGATGGCTGGCGACACCGGGCAGGAGGTCGCCAACGTGTCCGCTCGCGTCAAGGACCTGATTGATTCCGTCGCACCGTCCGGGCTGCGGCGCGATCTGACAGCACAGCAGAAGAAGTCGTTGAAGCGTTTGCTACAAACGAACAAGGGCGACGCTCTGTCAATTACGCGCCAACTCGCTCCGTACTTCGAGCAATCGTACGTCCGCAAGAACGCGGCCGGGAAGATCGTTGGTATCAAGGGGCTGCAAGAGTATCTGGACAACGTCCCCGGATGGCTTCGCTCGCTCGACACCTACACGAGGCCCGATCAGGCGGCCCAGACCCTGTTTGACGCGGGCATGATCGCTGACGCTCACGAGAACGACTTGGGGGAATTCCTCCGGAATCTGACTCCACCGGGGAAGATGTCCCCGGAAGGGGCGTCTTATGCGCCGGTCGGCGGCGTGTCAGAGCAAGCGCGCGGGGCGGCGACGCTGAAGCAGGCCACGACCCCGGCGGCGACTGCCGCGCGCGGGAAGCCGATGAATGCGAAGGAGCTGACAAAGTTCCTCGCGCAAATCACGAATACGGCAGTGAGCGACAAGGGGCTTGGCGCCGGGTCCCTCGGCGTGTATCGGAATTTCACTGGCGACGTGATAGCCAAGGACCCAGGCATCATCTTTCACGAGGTCGCGCACCGTCTGGAGGATATCGTATTCCAGGGCGGATCAAAGGACCTTCTGACCGGGGAAGCGTTCAAGCCGTGGAAGCACGAGCTTGACGCACTGGCGCAGGGGTTGCAGGTCGGGAAGCGTTCATCGACTACTAGCGAAGGGTTTGCTGAGGGCGTCCGCCTGTGGCTGTCTGACCCGACTGCGCTGGCTGCGAAAGCCCCGGATTTCATGCGCGACTTCCACGGCATCGTGAACGCCAAGGACCCGAAGTTGGCGGCGAATCTCGTGGCCCTTCAGCGGGAGATCCTGGCGTTCGAGGCAGCGACCGACGAGGCGAAGATCATCGCCAACTTCGTGTCCCACGCCGGGGCCAGCGCCCCGGTCAACATGACGATGGCCGAGAAGATCGGCCACGCCCTGATTGACGACCTGATCCCGCTGCGGAAGGCCGAGCTGCAAATCTACGGCAAGAACGTAGAGCCGATCAACTTGCCGTCAGTAATGATCGAGCGGGCGCGGCATATGCCGGCGCAGACCGAGGCGTTCTATTTCGAGGGCGTGCCGGACCCGCACACGCCGGGCAAGTTCATGGCTCCGTCGCTGCACGAGGTCGCTGTGGCGGCCGGCGACAACGACAAGCTTGGCGCGTATGTGTATGCTTCGCGAGTACTCCAGAGATACGACGCGGCAATCGCGGCGAAGCGTCCGTTCAAGGTCCCCGTGGCGATGCTGACCACGCGGATGCCGGGGGCGAGTGCGCAGGATCAGGCGCAGGTGATCGCTCGTTTGCGGGACGTCGTGGCGAACGCTGACCCGAAGGTGGTCGCGGCTGCACAGGGGCCGCTCAAGGACCATACTCAGGCCATTCCGAAATGGCTGAATGAGAAGGGGCTGGTCTCGCACGACATGATGAAGAAATGGCAAGGCGCAAATCCGACGTACCTGCCGATGAACCGCGCGGGAGAGTCCGCGGGCGACTTCATGGCGCGGGCCGCGCTCGAAAGCGAGAAGTCGATCCTGGACCCGATGGCGCAGCACGCGGCAAATCTGGCCCGGTTGGGGCCGATGGCTGCGCGCAATGACGTGATGCTGACGATGGTCAAGATGGCGAACGAAAAGAAGGACATTGGGAACTTCGTCCGCATCATGCCGGGGCAGATTGTCCAGTACCGCAATATCGAGCGGGTGGAACAGGCTGCGAAGGCTATCGGCATGACCGTTGATGACTACGCGCTCGCAAACAATATGAGCAAGGAGGACCTTGCGAAGGTGATGGCCGACTTCTCCGGCGACTATGATGTTGCGCTTGAGCGCGGGCAGTTCCGCGCGCGGAACTACAAGAACTCTAAGGGGGTACGCCCATACCAGAATATTGACGCGGATGAGATTGTATTCGAGGTCCGAGACCCGAACGTGGCGCAACTGTTGCACAACGTCGGCAATGACAACTTCGCGGACAAGCTATCGGTTGACCTGCTCGGGATTCTGTCGAAGCCTGCGCGCGCGTTCCGGTATGGGACCACAGGCAACATCGGCTTCGGCGTGAAGAATTTCATCACCGACGTGCTCACGTCTGGCGTCACGAGTCGCACGCAGAATGTCCCGTTCATTGGCGCCGTGTACAATGCGTTCTCTGGTCTCCGGAGCGTGGTTAACAAGGACGAGTTCTATCGGATCGCACGGGAGTCCGGGGCGTTCATTGAGGGCTTACCGGAAGGCAACGTGGCAAAGGTCCAGACTCGGATGCTTCAGGACGCGATTAGCACGAAGGGCAAGACCGCGGCGCAGAAGGCGATTTGGGGGTTGATGGAGGACTGGTCTGCCGGCATGGAACGGGCGACGCGGACGGGCGAGGTCAAGGCAATGATCAAGGCGAACGGGTGGAACGCGTCTAATCTCGCCCCGTGGCAGATGGCCCGCCTCGGGCAGGCGGGCCGGGAGGTGACAACCGACTTCCTCCGGTCGGGTGCGTATATGAAAGCCGTGAACTCAGTGAGTCCGTTCGTGAACGCGAATATCCAGGGTGCATACGGATTCTGGCAGGGCGTAAAGCGCCGGCCAGGTAACGCCGCGACTCAGGCTGCCGCCATGATGGGCGCCAGCGCGCTTTTCTGGTACGCGAACAGTGACCAGAAGTGGTACAAAGATCTGCCGCAGGAGTCGCGGGACAAGTGGTGGCACGTCCGCGTTAGAGGCAGAACGTGGCGTATTCCCAAGCCGCAAGGACCCGTGGTACTGTTCGCCAACTGGATGGAGAAGCTGCTGGACGGCGTGAGCAAGAAGCGCCCGTGGGCGGCGCGGGAGGCGCTGGGGTCTGCGCTTGGCGTTGCGGATGGGATGATCCCGCTTCTGACTAACCCGATGGTGAAGTTCATTGTCGAGCGTGGTACCGGGTCGCAACTCAACCTGACCCGGTTCTCTAGTGGTGAGCGGGGCCAAAGCATCGTCCCGCAGGCGCTCCAGAAGGGTGCCCCGCATGAGCAGATGTATCCTGACCAGGGGGCGACCAGCGTCGCTGTGACCAAGGGGTTGTCGGCGTTGGGCGTGGAGATGTCGCCCATTGAAGCCGAGCGTCATGCCCGGACATTCGGCGGCACGCTTGCCAGCGGGGTGCTTTCGACGACGGATACGCTGGCATCCCTGTTCGGCAGCGAACTTCCGGCGCAGGATGACCGGCTTCGCGGGCTGCCGGTGGTCGGCAGGTTCATCGAGCGCGAGCATCCGACGCGAACAGACCCAGGCGACGCGGTCCATGACGCGTACACTTCCGGCCGGCAGGCCAGTGAGAGCGTGGCGCTACGGAGTGGCGAGGATCAGGCGAGGTTCGCCAAGGATCACGAGGCTGAGCTTCGACGGTACGAGATGGCCCGCGGGCTGGTGGCGAATGACGCGGAGCTTCAGCGGGCGATCATGCTGATTCGCAAGTCGAAGCTGAGTCCTCGTGAGAAGCGGGACAAGATCAACCGGATTCTGGATCAGAAGGCAGACATGATGCGGCAGGGCGCCGAGGCGCTTTTCGCGGGCGGGAAGTAATGGGCAGGGTCGGAGAGAAGGGCGGGTTTCCGCGGCTGCCGTTCGGCAAGACGTGGCCGGACGACCGACAGATTGCCCGAATCGTGGACGGGGCGCAGGATGCGGACGCATTGCGCGCGCTGTTCCGTCTGTTGGGAGAATACCGCAGGTGCGAGAGTGCTAACCAGTCGTTTCAGGCGCGGCTGTGGGGCGAGGCGGACCAGAGTGAGTACCAGTCCGAACACTGGAATTATGTCCGCAACTCCGACTTCACGCAGGGGACAAACGGCGACAGCCGGTGGACGGTCCCCGGTGGCGTGAGTACAGGGAAGGTCACTACTGGTCTGCCAAAGGGTGCTCGCAATGCGCTCCAGGTATTCCATGCGTTCGGTGTGCCGAAGTCGCTGACGCAGAGCGCGAGTGCGACCGGTCAGACGTGGTATGTGGTCGGCGGGTGGGTCCGCCCGATCAGTGGGCAATATGCCGGCGTAATGGTCACGGAGAACAGCGGGAGCAGCACTGCCCGCACGCACGCTTGGCGGTTCCGGCCGGGTGACGGGACGCCGTGGTATGACCTGCGGTCACCGCTCAGGCAACCGCTTGCGTTCGTGACGTACAAGGGGACGACGAAGGTCACGACTGCGCTGATTGTGGCTGCGAACGGGCAGGCCATGTTCTCGCAGATGTCGGTGGAGAAGGGGCGCCGGGCGCATCCGTGGCGGCCGCACTTGCTTGATCGGGGGAACCTGATTACGTCGATCAAGACGGCTGGGAGCGCTTCGTTCTACGGGAACGTGACGCTGAGCGGGGCCGGGTCTGTGAGGATCCGGCAGACCGCGACGAGGAAGTTCATCGTTTCAGGGACTGCGGCGACGCTTGCCGGCACGACGCCGAATATGGTGTCGGTCACGGGCACCGTTGGCGTCGGGACCACAGCGGCGCGGGCGGACCATGTCCACAGAGGCGTCAAGTTCATCAGGACTGCCGGGAGCGCATCATTCTCTGGGTCTGTGACGTTCTCCGGCGGCGGATCGGTGAGGATTCGGCAGAAGGCGACGCGGACGTTCGTCGTGTCTGCTGCGGCGTCCGTTTCTCTTGCCAGCACGACGCCGAGCAAGGTATCGTCCGCAGGGACGGTGGGCGTCGGAACTACGGCGGCGAGGGCGGATCATGTCCACAGAGGCGTCACGTCGATCTTTAAGTCGGCGGGCGCGAGCGCGGACGGGCGCGTAGGCGTGGTCGGCTCCGGCGGCGCAACGGTTCAGGTCCTGGCCGGGAATCTGCGGGTACACGCTCCGGCCGCGGGTGGTGCCGAGGCGGCGGCGAATTCGCGCGTGCGCAACATTTTCTTCGGAGGGTAAGAGATGCCGACATCAGACGAAGGAATGACTGCGTTCTGGATAGCTCGCAAAAAACTGGATCTTCTGCGCGGAACAGATAAGTGCGCTATGGGCACGGTAATCGGCCTGTTCCGTGACTACGTGTACCGCACCAGTAGGGATCCTCGGTCTCGCGGACGCATGGAGCGTATGCGCCACGACGGGACGGACCGGCGATTCGTCGATCATCCCGAATTCGGTATCCCGTACGGAGAATAGCCATGGCTGCCGGCACTACACCGATCTTTCCCGACACGCTCATTTGCGGGTTCATCCAGAGCACCGCCGCGAACACGAACCGCGACGGCACCGGGACAATCTATGACCTGTACACGGGCACCACGGACGGCGACAAGATCGACGAGGTGCGCAGCAAGTTCCAGGTTACGACCACGGCCGGGATGGTCCGCTACTACATCAAGAAGTCGGGCGGATCGTATCGGCTGATCCATGAGGAGCCTGTGCCTGCGATCACCGTCGCTGCCGCGACTCCGGCGGCTGAGCTGACGTGGCCCGCTCGGGTGCTTCTGAACAATGGCGACGTGCTGGCTGTCTCGACGGAGAAGGCCGAGGCTTGTGACCATTGGGCTTTCGGCGGAGCGTACTAGCATGTCCTTCTTCGAACACGACGCGCGACTCCCCGGCATCGGCGACGAATCCGCCCCGCCGATGCTCTGGTATCCCCGCGCATCCGTGTCCGGCTGTAGGCTATCGCTGGATCGTACCCGATCCGTGCCGACTGCCGACCAGACCGCGAAATCCGTCATCTACGTCGTCCCGCACGAGAGCGGCACCATCGAATGCTGGAGCGGCGAGGACTGGGTGCCGCGGCACGTGCCCTACGACCTCGGCAGCACGCAAACGCGCAAGGTCTTGCAGCTCGATATCAGCGCCTGCGTCGATGCGACCAACTACGACGTGTACGTGCGCAATGTGACCGGGCAGTGGTCGATCATGTGCCGAGCGTGGCCGACCACCAACCGCGGCACCGTGCCTGTTCATCCCGATATGCACCCCGATGGACTCGGGGTCCGCGACGGTCGGCTCGTGCTGGGATCGTGGGGCGGGTCGGTGTCCGACTGCCAGCCGTCGATCGACCCGACGTGGCTTTATCTCGGCACGTTCCGCACGTCTGCGGCTGGGCAGTGCGAGGACAGCGCCGCGAAGCGCTTCGTGTGGAACATGTACAACCGGGTGCCGAGGCCGATGCTCGCGCTCGACAGTACGGACTCTTGGTCCTACGCGAGCAGCACAATCCGGCAGGCCAACGCCAGCGCATCCAACCAGATCGCCTTCGTACGCGGACTCAACGTGGACGAGGCGCGCGCGCAAGTAACGGTCTTGGCGTACGCCTCGTCGGATGTCTCCTGCGCGGGAGTCGGGCTGGACAGCACCACGGTATTCGTGACTGATGGGACACGCGGACTCTCCGTCATCGGGTACAGCAACATCATCGGCACATACAGAGGACTACCGGGGCTCGGGTACCACTACCTGACTTGGTTGGAGGCCGGGACAGCGACTGGCACACACACGTTTTTCGGCGACAACACATCCGGATCACTCCCCATCGTCTCCGGTATCAGTGGATCGGTGCTCGCATGACGTACGACGTGCAGACTCTCGACTCCGAACTCCGCGCACAAAATCTACGCATCCACGGCTGTGCCAGCACGGGCCGCATCGACTGGATTGACCCGCCAACCGGCGCGGACATCGCAACCGCGAAGGGCGTGCTGGCCGCGCACGACCCGACGAAGCGCAAGCGGGACGAGCGCGACGCGAAGAGCCTGCGGGCAGCGATTGCCGACCGGCTCGCGGCGCATACTGTTGACGCGGCGACGTGGCGCGACGTGACGGCAGCGGATCGGCTGGAGGACACGCGCTTGGCCCTGCGGTTGATTGCGATGATTGCGCGGAGGATGGCGTGAGCGTGTCACCAACCCAACGCAGCCTCGCGCTGATGCGCGATCTCGGCTACACCGCGCAGGTGGTCGAGCGCTGGAACCCATTCGCACACGTCCGGCAGGACCTGTTCGGCTTCGGGGACTTGATCGCGTTCTGCGGGCATATCACGCTGATCCAGACTACGAGCGGATCGAACGTCGCGGCTCGGCGGGAGAAGATCGAGGCCGAGCCGAAGGCGCTCGGATGGCTGAAAGCGGGCGGAAAAATCGAGATCCACGGGTGGGCCAAGCGGGGTGTTCGCGGCAAGGCGAAGCGCTGGACTTGTCGGCGCATTATCGGCGCGCCGATGGGTAGCGGCATCGTGTGGATCGAGGGCGAGACTGGGGAAAGCGTGAGTCTGGATGCGGAGGCTGGACCGTGACACCAGATATTGTATTGCGCGCGAGAAATCTAGAACGATCTGCTGCGTTGGGCGTCGTCGTGCGGAGATGGAGGGGGAAACACGGTTGGCGCGGCAGGCTGCGATCTGTAATGGACCAGCGACGCAGTGGTGGTCGTAATCTGGTGTGGGTCGCGAGGCCAGACGGCACATTCCTTTGGATGGAGGCGCGTTGTGGCGCAAGACGATGAAATCCCCACGCTCGCGCTCCTGTTGCTTGCCGCGGCACTCGTGCTGCTGGTAGGATTCTGGTACTCCGGGTTCAGGTTCCGATAGTAGGGGAGGCGCCTATGCCACCCGCAGCAGCACGGGAGCGCAGTGTCATGGCCGAGCTGGACGATTTCGCGGAACGGTTGACCACGCGCTTGCTTGACCAACTGAAGTCGGATCACGAGGAGGCCGCACGACACAATGCACAATTCCGCGACGAGATCCGAGAACAGGTCGCCGCAATCCGCGAGGCGCAGGCTGGCGCTGCGGCGCGCGAGGAAGCTAGTCGCGCAAGGCTTACGCACCTCGAGACTCGTGCCGACAGTGCGACAGGGAAATTCATCGGCCTGCTGATCGGCCTGCTCGGGTCGGCAGGTGCTGCGATCTGGGGCATGATGCGGGAGCGGTAAATGGGCTACTGGAACACGCCGCAGCTTCCCGAGGGGTGGAAGTGTGAGGGCGGGATTGAGGCGTGTATCTTCTGCGGTCGCGGGGCGTCAACCCGTGATGCGAAGGGGCAACCGGCGCATGTTCGGTGCTTGCCACCGAAGAAGGACGTGCAACGTGAGTCCTGAAGCGATGTCCAGAATGAGGCGGGCTGTCATGTCTCAGAACCGCGGGCCGGCTGTTGACCCCGGTCAACCGCGTGGCGGGATGCCAGAACATGAACCGCTGCAATTCCAGGCGTCGCGCGTCGGCATTAACAACGATTCCGCGGCGCGGTTGCCGACCGGCGCGGAACTCGGCGGGGATCAGTGGACCAATGAACCTGTGCGTCGCAGGTGGGATGGTGTTGACAGGAAGCTGAAAAACACGGTACACCACTTGTAGAGTTCACCATCGCAGCGAAATGGCGCTGCACCACCGGGTGACCGGTGCCGTCATGTTCCCAGGGATGCACCTTCGATCCGGACAGCCCCGCCAGGCTCATGTCAGATGTCCTGAGGCGGCAGGGACGGATCGTTCGGATGACGGCGGGAACGCCACCGTCGCAGAATCGGCGTGACACCCCGGAGAGACGGGGACCAATGTCACCCCAAGCCCAGCAACCCCACCGTCGAGAGACAGGAGGGCTGATGAAACTGAAGAACGACATCTCCGCGTTGTGGGACGAAGTGAATCGGGACGTGTCGGGCATCAAGCTGGCCGCTGTAAGCGCCGGGGCGCTTCGCGGATACGGAGATATCAAGATCAAGATCGACGCCGACGTCCCGGATGACGCGTTCTTCATCGTGGGCGTGGATGCGTCCGGGAAGATGTTCTGTAAGCGCGTCGAGGTCGGGCCATGAACGCGCTCGCGGCGTGGCTCGGGGTGCTGATCGGATCGGCAATCCGCGAGGCGTTGCCGGCGATCATCGCCGCGTATCGGGAGTTTCGGAGGGCAACGGTTGAGGACTCGCTTGACGATCCTGCTTTGCGCGCTCGCTTGCGTGCCGAGCTGCACAGGTGGGACGCGGACAATTTTGGTGTCCCACGGCCGACCAGTACAGATCCGGGAAACCCTCCACCGGGTCCCGGTGTGGGTCCGGGGAGCGGACGGCGCCCGGATCGAGGGTGAGGTTGATTTGCCGGCTGGATGGTGGTGCCTGCCGGATGCTGCTGATGAGGAGGAAACAAAATGAGCTGGAAAACCAGTCTGGCTGGTGTCCTCTCGATTGTCGTGGCCGCGATCACGTTCGTTGTCCAGCCGATGCTGGACGCCGACCCGCTGACCGTGCCGCAGTGGGGGCCGGTGCTGGCAGCCGTGAGCGCGGCTGCCGGCCTGCTCTTTGCTCGCGACAATAACGTCACGAGCGAGAAGGCCGGCGCGAAGTAGACTTCACCAGACACCTATCCTCCAAGACACGCATGACGTTGCACTAGCGTCATGCGTGTTCTTTTTTTTTTCGCCTACCACGAAATATTTTCTGTTTTCGCTCTTGACTTCCGTCTTACGCGGGATATACTCCGGGCTGTCGTTATTGATAACCGTTTGGAGGATGGGAAATGGAACAGCAGCTCGGGAATCCGGCCGCGGACATCGCCGCTGCGCTGGCGAAAGCTCAGGGGGCGTTCCCCCCGATCCCCCGTGACCGCACGGTCACGGTTAAAATGGCGTCTGGCGGATCGTACCAGTTCGCGTACGCGCCACTAGACACTATCCTTCACGCCGTTCGGCCCGCGCTGGCGGCGAACGGCCTCGCGCTGACACAGCTTCTTGGTGACGGGAAGTTGGTCACGCGCCTGCTGCACGCCGGCGGCGGGAGTCTGGATAGCGTGCTCCCGTTGTCCAGCATGGCCGATCCGCAGAAGTTTGGATCGCTCCTGACATACCTGCGGCGGTATGCGATCACCGCCCTTCTGGGCGTTGCTGCCGAGGAGGACGACGACGGGAATCACGCCGTCGGGAACCACGCGGAACCGGCGAAGAAGTTGGTCGCGGCGGCAACGGCGCCGGCGAAGAAGCCAGCCGCGCATCAGGCCGCGTCTGGTCTGTCCGTGCAGACCAAGCGGTTCCACGCCGTCCGCAACGAGTGCGGCATTGACGAAGAATTCGGCAAGCAGATCCTCGCGGAGTTCGGCCTGTCGTCCAGCATGGACGTGACGGCCGACAACGTCGAGAAGATCGTGCTGCGCATGAAACAGTTCGCCGGAATGGAGCCGCCTCCGGTCGGGGCGTTGCCGACGAAGCCGGAGCGCGTCGCCGCGCTCGGGGCGATTGTCCAGGCGGCTGTGGCTGCCGCGCGTCCAGCGGGTGCTGGGGACGTCGTGGCGGCGATTGGCAGCGTCGTCGAGAAGCCGACCAAGGGTGGCGCGTCGTGGCTGATCGTGACTGAGCAGGGGGAGTTCCGCACGTTCTCTCCTGCGGTGGCGGAGCAGGCGCGGAATTTCGTCGGCCATGTGGCTACGCTCCGCATCGTCGACAACAAGGGGTTCAAGAACGTCTCGGCCGTTGACAAGTACGTTCCCGCGGCCACGGACGTTGTGGACGCCGGGATGCCGTCGAGCATGACCGAGGTTGACACCAGCGACATTCCTTTCTAGGAGCCTTCCCATGCGCTGTGTTTGTGTGTGGTTGTTGATGCTGTGTCCGTGGGACGTTTTGCTTGTTGTGGGGAAGTGAACATGAGCAGGGAAACCAGACGGATCGAGCGGCCGGAAAAGACGATCGGCCCGGAGAGCACGCCGGGGGTCCGGCAGCCGAGGGAGTTCGCAATCGAGAGCGACGCCGAGTCGTTCGCCCCGAAGCCTGGGACCGACATCATCGACCAAGCCCTGCTGGAGGCGCTGGCCGCGGACGAGGAACACTTGGCGTACCTTGAGGGGCAGATCGCCCGCGCCAAGGAAGAAATCGTTCGGCGTCTGCGGGCTGGCGGGGTGGTCGCGCCGGGGCAGTATGCCGCCAGCGTGCGGACGAACATGAAGCCACAGTCGGTGAAGTGGAAGGAAGCGTTCCTTGGCGCGATGGGCGAGGCTGAGGCAAAAGCGGTGGAAGCTGCTGCCAAGTCCGGCCCGCGCGAGGTGAGCAGCTACACCCTTGAGATGAAAAAGGTGAGCGGATGAAACGCAAGAAGCTGACGCCGCAGCGAGAGCATCAGTTGCGGCTGATCGGCGCGGGGCTGTGCGAGTCCTGTGCCGTTGACGACCACGCGGTGGGGTCAACGTTCTGTGAGGGGTGTCTGTCGCGCCGACGCGAGCTGGCGCGGGAGCGGTACGCCCGCGGGCGCGTGGTCGACGGCGGCCGGTGCTCGTTGTGCGGCGAGCACGGGCACAACCGGCGAACGTGCCGGAAGCGAGATGCAGACGGCGAGTAACTTTCCCTCCCCATTGTGGGGAGGGCTACACGGTAACCAGGTTCTGGGGGTTGGTACGCAGGGGAGCCGCCGGTGGCCTGGAACAACCACCGGCGGCAGGAGATTCGTCATGTCTGACAGATCGTGTGACTACTGCCGAGAGTCGACGCAATTGGTTGGCGACTGTCACTACACAATGCGGATCTATCGAGCCGCGTGTTTCTGCGGCGCTCAACATTTCGTGTGCGCGAAGTGCCGCAAATCTCTAATGGCCGTGCGTGGGGTTCTTGGGAACACGAGCGTCGCGCTAAAGCGATGCCCGGAGTCTGGAGGATAGGTAGATGGTGTACGACCACGACAAAGAGGAACTCGTGAATGACCTGATCGCGGAGCGTGACGCTGCGCTTGCGGCGAACTCTGCGATCCATGCGCGGATGGTGGATAGCCAGAAACTCTGCGAGCTGCTGGCTGGAGAGAAGGCCGCGGAGAGCCGGAAGGCGCTTGATGCCGTGGCAAAAGTGGCGCGGCTGGAGCTGGAGATCAAGCACCTGCGCCAGCGCCTCGCGGACGCGCTGCGCGTGCTGGCGAGCATCGGGGACCAGATCCGCTGCGACTCGCCGATCCAGTCGCAGCACTGCGACGAGTGCGCCGAGCAATTGTCGGATGCCGACCTGCTGAGCGAGTCGATCCGCTGCGAGGACTGCGAGGCGACGCGCCGGATCGAGATCGCCGCCGACGAAGCGGAGGGCCGGAAGGTGGATGCCGCCGTCGAGCGGGATCAGGCGCGGCGCCACGGGGAGGTGATCGAGTGATGCGCAAAAGCAAACTCAGCCAGCGCGAAGCGTGGCTGCTGATGGCTGAGCATTGGCGGGCGGACTGTATCTCCCGGACGGGATCTCCGGTAGACGGCAGTTGCGGGTCTTACGGGCTATGTAAATGCTTGGGGAAACTGTGGGCTGATGGATTGATTACCGAGGAAACGTACTCGGTCATGAGGAAGCGCTTAGGCTTGGTCAGAAGGCCGCATGACGGGTATTCCTGGCCAACCACCAAGCGCGGAGCGCTGGCCCGCCGGAGATTCTGTTTGCGGATGGCGCGTGAGATGGAAGTCAAACAGGCGACCAAGCGTCAGGAGGACTCACAGTGACAAAGACCGAACTGGCCGCGCTGCGGCGATCCATTCGCGCCGGGATGCACGATAGCGTGTACCGGCTGCTCGTGCCCATGCCGGGCCAGCCGGATGACATGTGGGAGAGCGATACCCTCTGCCCGCATGAGTGGAAGGGTCCGGTCGTGCGGCGAGAGCTGAAGGCTGCGATGGCCGCGTTTGATCGGTGGCTCAAGTCCATTGAGAAGATCCAGGAGGGGAGATGACAAACGACGAACTATGCCGGATCGAGTGCGAGATGAGCCGCGAACGCAGACCACTCAACGACGTCGTGCTGAAGCTGTGCCATGAGTACCGCGTGATGCGCGTGGACCGTCGTGACCTTGTCCTGTTGCTCCGCGACGTGATCCGGCAAGCGTGCCATAGGGACGACGGCGAGATTGACTCGATGGCCCTGTCTGCGTATGCGGGGGCAATCAAGTTCCTGGCCGAGGAAGGCTTGCTGGAGATCGAAACGGAGATCGGTCGGAGAGTGATCGCCAGAGAAGTGGAGCGCACAGATGCTGAACCCCAATGATGACGTGTCCGACTGGTGCCCCATGTGCGGTCCGGGGGCACAGCGTACACCCTACGGATACTGTATGCACTGCGGATCGAAATTGATCCTGCATAGCGTGCTGAGCGACTGCGAGCGCACGGCCTGGATTGCCGCGCTGCGATGGGTCCTTGCTAGCCCGACTCGCATCTGGGGCATCAGTGTCGGGGTGTGCGTGCATGGGATTGGGTCATACCACCCGTGTCAGGTATGCCGCGAGGACGTGATCCGACGCAAGATCGCGGAACTGGAGGAGCGAAAGCCATGACTCCCAATCCGCTGAAAAAAGGGGACATCGTTCGTGTCGCGGACGGGTCCGAGGCGCATGGATGCATAGGGATCGTGCACGATGTCCAGCGGAACGGCATCGTGCTGGTAAACCTCGCGGAGTGCGCGTGGCCTGTGGATGCGCGCGAGTGCGTAGCTCTCGGACCGCTGCCTGTGACGCGACGGTGGGTCGTCGAGCTTGAGCATAACTGCTGGATGGGTCCGTGGCCTGGCGATCCGGGCCGGACTGTCGTGCTGGAGTACGCACGAGTGTTCACCTCGGAGCGGCAGGCCAAACGTGCTCTGTGCCACGCTCGCAAATTCTCCCCGTTTCCCCGCGCTGTTGTGAGGCAGCTACCATGCTTGACCATGTAATCCTCCGTAAGAAAGATCGGTGCCCGGCGTGCGGAAAGTCCGTGCTCATGGGTGCTATGCGACGGTGCGCGGACTGCGAGGCGCCGTTGTGCGCTGGATGCCGGAAGATCTGGCGGACTCTGTGCACGTGCAAGAAGTGTTGGAGACGTCGGACGATGTGTCCGAAGTGCAGATCCGAGGAGGACGATCCATGCTTGACCACCTGACCCTTGCCCGTCGCCTGCGTGTGATCCGCGCATCCTCGCAGGCCGTCGGCTCCGGCACCGATGATCGCCCGTGGACTCTCGGCCTGTGGTATGACGTGCTCGGCCTGCTGGCCCTGCTCGGGATGTTGTTGGCCGCGTGGGTGTTTCCGTGTGGAGTGCTGGAGTGATGACGAGAGACGAAGTGCTGGCTGCTGTGGCGAAGCGAGATCCGCTGATTAAGGCCGACCTGAGCAAGGCCAACCTGACCGGGGCCAACCTGAGCTTGGCCAACCTGAGCGGGGCCGACCTGAGCATGTCCAACCTGATCGGAGCCGACCTGCACGGGGCCAACCTGCGCAAGGCCAACCTGCACGGGGCCAACCTGCACGGGGCCAACCTGCGCGAGGCCGACCTGCGCAAGGCCAACCTGCGCGGGGCCGACCTGAGCTGGGCCGACCTGCACGGGGCCGACCTGCGCGGGGCCGACCTAAGCTGGGCCGACCTGCGCGAGGCCGACCTGATCGAGGCCATCGGCCTACCAGACCCAATCTGCCAGCCGGGTGATATCCACGGCTGGAAGAAACTT